GGACGTACTTGTTGCGCCGGTTGAGCACACGTTCGACAAACAAACCTTTCTCGTCGACGATGGCTGTCTTCCAGTCGACCCGGCCCAGCACATCGTCAGGGCCAGGCTCCCCAGACGGGGCATAGCCATGCTCCCAGTCAACGGCTAAGATGTCGGCTTGGGTGTAGGGTGATTCGAAAATGGTTTTGGCTGTGAAGAACTCGCCTACCGAACCGTCGGGATTGCGCCGGTGCGATGCCAGCCCCTCCAAATCCCGACCGCCCCACAGCACCATGTAATTGCCGATGCGCAGCTCGTCGGTGGTCATGCCGAGCGCTTTGACCGTATTTTTGCCCTCGTTGATATCGTACCAGTCATAGCACGCCCAAAATCCCGGGGCCAGCGGATCTCGCTTGTCACTGCAACTGTGCCGGGCCAGAAAGTTTTCTCTGCGCTCGGGGATGTCTCGCTGCATGGGCAGCTCTGGATCCCCGTAGTGGACCAGATACTCCCGTCCGTTGCGCAGCACTGTGCGCATGTACTTTTTGTCGTCTCGGCTCGATGGCCGCCTAGGCGACGCCTGGACTGTCACGCCATTGTACGTGTAGCGCCGCGTCGCTTTTGTCTCGCTGCTGGTCATGACCGGCTTGCCATCCTCTGGTAATCCTGCGCGTCGCTTGCGCCGGATGAGACGCTGGCGCTCTGCTTCTGACAGGTTTTCTGCCCGGCTTTGGGGCAGGCATTTTGGGTACGCCTCCAGATAATCGTCTTCGGACATGCCGTCGGTCGGGCGGCCACACGGCTCGTAGCCACCACCCTCTTTGGGGCGGCTGATGTCGACCCACTGCTCGGCAAACCATTCCGTGAGATTTTTATAGCTGGCCTCTGCATCTGCATCGCCGTCGATATGCTCGATGAGCGTTTCAACATCTACCGATTTGCCGCTGGTGTATCCGCTCTCATCGTCTCCATGCCGCTCCCGGACCAGCTGCCCGTAGCGCTGCACCAGCCAGCCGTTGGCATAGGCAGACGGATAGACGCGATATTTTCTTCGAGCCTCTTCCCTGGCCCGGATCCAAAGTTTTGGATACTTGACATCCGGCGGCGTGTCTGCCTTGTCCGCCTCGCTGGCATACAGTGCAGCGACCTGTGCCTCCGCATCCGTTCTGGTGTCATGGCAACCAGCCAGCGAGCCATCATCTGTTTTGATAACAGCGTAGCCGCCGCAATCTGTTGTGTCGGATTCAATGTGCCAAGGCATTTATGCCTCCAGTGCCTGTTTGATGGCCGATTCGAATTGCCTCATAATCCGGGTTCTGTTGCGCTCCAAAACCTGGACATCCGTCTGCCAACGCCCACGGTGAATGCGAGCCTGGAATTTTTCAGACTGCACGAATGGCGCGTAAATAACTTTTGTGCCGACCCTGCCCACCAAACGGTCGCCTTCCGGGCGCACTCTGGGTGTCCATGACCTGCCGAGCGTACCAGTCCAAACATAGGACGAGTTGGGGCGTTTCGCCGGATACTTGGCCAAATCCGCCTGCAATATCATCACGCTCCTCTGCATGGGTGGCCGCAGGATGTCATGAATTTGCTGGAGCGAGTTGAATTTGCGCATGAGCTTGTCCACACCCTCGATCCGTATCGACGCCATGTTAAACCTCCGTATCCACTACGACCGGCACGATCCAGCAGCGACACCGGGGATGTGCAGGTGGCAGTCGAAAGTTGCTTCGAAATTGTGTGCGGATTTGTTCGTCCAGTGCCTGGTCGAATTTGTCGTCAATGCCAACGATCTGACCGTTCAGAGCGCCACATATCGGACACATCAGCTCATCCGCTGCGGCCCGCCATTCCATGTACCGGATGCCAGCCTCTTTGTAGACGCGCTGGTTGGCCTCCGCATAGGCACGCGTGACCTCTGTAGAGGCAATCAGTTGAGCGCGCTGTGAACCAAAAACCGGCTCCAGATCTTCGATGAGCATATAGAGTGGTTCACCATTCTGTACCCATGCCGCAACCGCCGTGCGAGTTCGAGCCAACGTTGTCTCATCAATGCCTCCGATCAATGTCCCGATATGGTTTTGCGCCCACGCCCGAGCGTCCTCGTTGACCAGCGTCCAGTCCATTCCCAGCCCGATTGATTCCAGCTGTTCGACCGCCACGAACACACCCAAGTCGACGCTCTCCAGCAGCGCTCGGCGCAATCGGTCGTAGAGCGCCTGCTCCTTTTGAATTTCTTTGACTGCGGCTTCCAGCTCGGCGTCCACGTCACCGATAAATTCCTCCGCCGACATCTTGCGAGCCGCCTCGTAGATGGCACGCTGCTGCTTGGTCAGCGCCGCTTGAATGTCACTGGTCACCTCCCGCTCCAATCGGTCGCGCTTGCGGGGCTCTGCTATTTCGATCGGCCGGAACACCGGCTCTTCCGGCTCGCCCGGATCACCCTGCAGAACGAGAGCTTTGTCACGGATACTGTTCCGTGATGTCTGCCCAGTGCTGGCTGGAATAAAAAAACCGGTGCCATCGACAGCCTCCAAAAGAGATGCCTTGTCGACCGGGGTCAGGATATCGCTGGCAAATAGTGCAGGGTCTGGATTGTGACGCTTTTTCGCCCAGCGCCGAAAACGTGCAATCTCTGCGGATTTGGCCGTGTCGATAGCAGGAGCCTGTTCGGGCGCCGGCGCCGGGGCGACAGGTGCTGGGGCAACAGGTGTTGGGTCCAGATCCTTGTACTCAATACCGTACGGCAGCGACACGCCCAGAATTTCCGCAGCGATCGATGGCTTGATACCGGCCTGCACATAATTCAGCATGCTGTTGGAGCGACGCTCCTCGTCCGCCTGATAAATCGACATCTCTTCTGGTCTCAGTTCGAGCCGATATCCGCTTGGAGCCAGCAGAGATTCGTTGACGATTTCCGCTAGATAGGTCAGCGACGGGATGATCGTCATGTCGTAAAATGACAGTGCGTCCTGCTGAGCCGTAGCATAGTTGGCGGCATTCGACATCACGATCGAGTGGGGGACACCGAGCGCAGTAGCGATATCTTGCCGTCGCTCTTCGGATAATTCAGCCGTGGCTAAATTTTCCATCCCCTCGCCGACAACAACTGGGGTGACACCGGCCCGGACAGCCGCCGTCTCCCAAGCGGATTTGGAGCCGGAAAAGAATCGTTTCCACCAGCTCTCCAACCGTTCCATTTCTGCGGGGAGAGGATTGCCATCGACAGTCAGAAGCGTCGCCTTGATGCCGCCCCTCTCGAAAAAGTTGCTGGCAAACTGGTCGATGTTGTACAGCACACCAGCCGACGACAACGCTGCCTGAGCAGGTGGACGCCCAGGGATGGTCTCGTGCAGCGGATTCGGGAGCGGAAAATAAACGTAATCGGTCGGCTCGAACGTCTGTGATCGGCCCCGGTCCAGAATCCGCTTGAATCCTGTCAATCCTGACTGCTCGCTGAATTGGGGGACAACGCTGTTGGGGGCATGCCAGCGCAGGGCGATGATCTTGGCCCGGTTGCGCTCGATGAACCAAAATGCCTCTGGTGCCAAGCACAAAGCCGCTTCGGTCAGGCTGACCAGCCGCTTGAAATTTTGCAGGTAACTCAATGCGGGAGGGGGAGATGGTACCGTCGACAGCCACACCTCGTTGTCTCCCTGCATGATCGCCCAGGGCACACGGGTAGCGGCCGTCGCTCGGATGTTGACGCACCGGTACAGATAGGCGACAGCTTGGTAGTAATTGCCAGCCGCCATTGTCGCCTGACGACTATCGGCCAGCTGAGCTGAGCTGGGGGCCAGCTGCGTCCACGCCTGTTCTGGATATTGGTCCAGGAAAAATGTGGATTTTCCATCCACCATCATGTGCCGCTGCCTAGCCATCTTACCTCCCACCAAACAAGAGCAGCGATTTGCTGCCGTGATTGACCCCATGCCATGCCAAAGCCAGAGACATTACGCAATCGTCGTGCAATCCGTCAGGTGCGCCATACGACATCAGCCCAGAGGGCAGACGCTCCATTTCGTATGATTGCAGCTCGTTGATCAGCACATCGTCTGCAATGATGCTGATGGATTGCCGAGCAAATGCCAGCGCCAAGTCGTCGATGACAAGCGTCTTGCTCGCGTTGCGCGTTTGGAATGGCACGACCGGCAGCCCCTGGCGTTGCATCTGCTCGATGAGCGGCTCCCCGATGCTGTTGGATTCTGCCACGATCGAAAATGGCTCGAACCTCTCGAACAGCCCGGTCAGCCGCCCGAGCTGAACCTGGTAATCGATCTGATTGAACCGTTCCATGTGCACCAGCGCGCCATCCGTCACATCCATCACGCAGATGACCGTAAAGTCATGCGACTTGCCCCAGTCGACCCCGAACACGTACTGACGGCCAGCCTGCGCATTCGCCTGTGGACGAGCCGTAGCACAAGCACGTACGTTGCTGAATACACCGCCGCCATCCTCGACAAATTCGGCAAGCCATTCTTGCCTGTACGTGCGTTCCGATACTCGCTCCCGAGCCGCCTCCGCTGCCCGGCGGATGCTGGGCATGGGGTTGGCAGACGACGGTGCGGTCCACGATGCGATGTTGCGCTGGCCGGCCACGCCACGCTGGT